TCATCTGTATTTTTAAGAGTTAGATTTGGATTGACTATTGGATTAGTTGGAGTCTTTAATTTATTCCTTGTTAATTTGCTCATTATATTTTGTCCTCTTATCATCGCTGCATTAAAACTTGCTAACTTTGATAATCTTGGATTTAAACCTGCTAATTTTGAAGAACCTGTGCCCTTAATTATAGTTTTGCCAAGTCCTTTTAAAAATGAAAACTTTTCATCAAGTCTCCATTCAGAATGCTCTTCTTTGAGTGGTTTTGCTTTGATTATATCAACAGTTTCAATTTCTGTAAACTTAATATCATCTGAGTTCCAATCTTGAATTACTAATTCACTTTCAATTGCAGTATTTTCCTTCATTGCCTTTTCTAAATCATCTGCCTGTTTTGCGTGTGTTTTAGAACCCTTTCTAAGTTTTCCAACTAATTTTTTAACAAATGGTTTATCTTTTTTATCTAATGCTTCATTCATTTCTTTTTTCTTTTTCTTCTTTTTATCCATTACAATTTTAGTTGCAATTGCATACTTTACATTCTTATCTCCATATCTATCTTTCATATCTTTAGTGCTAATTGCATCAGCAATCTCATCTCTCTTTTTTATATCCTTCTTTGTCATTACTTTTTCATCAATCACCTCTTCACCATAATACGCAGTGCCATCACCACCAGTTGGCATTTGTCTTACTCTAGCAGGTGCAGTCTTTTCACTATCCTGGTATACAACAGCAGGACCGTAATTAGTATTCTTTAATTTTGTTTTTTCTTGTATATTAGAAGAAGCTTCGACCTCTAGCTCCTCCTTTTTAGTCTTTTTTACGCAGTTTGGATACCTCTTACCAAACATTGTTTTCATTCCTTTCTTTTCATAACCTTTCCAACACTTTTCATCTAATGTTTCTCTCCAATCATAATGCTCTTTTTTCATAACAGCAATCTTTTCCTTTTGTTTTTTACCCATTTCTGCTCTATCGTATTCACTTGTGCCAATTGGATTATCTTTACCAAACTTAGAACTGTATGCACCACCTTTCGTGAATCCTGTTTTTGTTGAATTTATATGACCATATGAAGTTGTTCCACTTTCACTTTCCTTATACTTTTTATTTGCACCTACACCTACAAATTTTGGATTACTTTTCATTTCATTAACTTCATACTCTACCTCTTCTTTACGACTGTTACCCCAGTTTGCAGCACCGACTTTACGACACTTAACTAATGCACCTGACGCATATGCACTTGGCCAAACTGAATATCTTGACTTAACTTTATGATAGCAAGCATCTTTAGTTCCACTACCTTTACCTTTTCTATCTTTTACTTCATTTAATTCTTCTTCGTGTTCGTGTGGAACTGTATTTCCATCAGCATCTTTTTTATGATGTTCTTGTATATCCTCTAATAGAATATCTCCTACTACAACACCGTTTTCTGCAAACCAACCACGATTAACTTCAATTGCATATCTTATATCTCCATCAGGATATACAGGAATCGGACTCATTGGATCTAATTCTTTAATACTTTCAATTATACCCTCTTCGTTTATAAACGCAATATCAAGAGGTATAAAAGTATTCTTCATATGAAATGAATGACTGTCAGTATTCTCAAATACAAAGAGCATACCACGATCTTGTTCCAAACTCTCACGGAACATCAGACCTAATTTAAATTCTCCATCGTTTTGTGGAACTTCAAGCACTAGTGGTAATGAAGTAAATTCAGTTTCGTCTTTCATTGTCTTTTTCTTTTTCTTTTTAGGTTTGTCAGTTGAGACATATGTTGGTTTTGCAGCACCAGTTTTTGACTGCTGATTTGGATCTGCTGCTCTTTTTCTACGATGTGCTGATTCTCTCTCTTTTTTACTCATACTATCATACTTAGCACGAGATACACACTTTGGTACTCCCTCGCCTGGTTCATCACTTGCACAGGTTCCACCTGTTTTAACATTTACCCATCCACCTTTACCGTCTTTTGATTTAGAACCTTTAAACCAAGAACGTAATGTTCCCTCTTTGACACTTTCTTTATCAGTCATATAATCTGCTGCAGTATCAAGATAGTCTGCTGCTTTTGTGATTTTAGACTGAACCCATGCCATTTCATTACCTTCACCTTTACCAACTTTCTTTTTGATTTTTTTCGCAGCGACCATTATATTATCAGTCTGACGACGAATCATTTCATATTCGTGATCGCCATGCTTTGATTCATTCATCGCTTTGGTTTTCTTTTTCATTGAGTTGATAAATTTTCTATAGACAGCTGCTTCAGAGGTTTTACCCATCACTCTTGCTCTTTGCTCCATAGCAATTGCTGCTTGAATTTTATGAGCATGTGATCGACCTGATTTCCTAATTTTTGCCACACTCGCTTTCGCTGTTGCGACATCCTTAAAACCAAGTCCATGAATAGTTCCTTTAGGATCTTCATCAGTGTATAAGTCAGAATGTTTTTTTGATTTTGCAGGTTGTCCTGCTTTTCTTGGGATACGAGGATTCGATCCCTCTGAAACTAAAAATCCATCTTCACGAACTTTGTACCCATCAGGAATAGGTTTACACTTTTTGTCAGTGTTACAATAGTATTGTCCCTTTTTACAGGAAGTCTTTGCCATTACAGACTATTCAGAGTTATTATTATTTAGTATTCCATCTTTTAACATTTTTGAGAGTTCACTCGTTGAACCTACAAACAATGCGTTATTAGTAACTGTATTTTGTGTTTTAGGATTATCTTCATCTATCTCTTTTACTTTTTTCTGCAAATCCATCAACTTATCTGTGCTATCTGCAACAGATTTAATGAGTTGTCCTGCAACTTCATATGCTCTTGGACTTGCAGTTTCACCAGCAACTTCCATAATACCATTGATTGCTTCTTGTCCTTTCTCGATTAATGAATATAAATTTCCTCTTGTATAATCATAATCTTTACTAACATCATCTGTTAGTTTTTGTATTTGATTTTTTCTCTTTTCTTCCTTTACAATAGCAGTATCATCAACAGGATCAGTGTTGAAAGTATCATTTAAAGAGTCATAAGAGTTTTTCATGATTAAACATCTACACCTCTATTTGGAGCAAAATCTTTTGAGTCACCGAAGAACGTGCTTGTCTCAGTGAAACCGAAGTCATCACCTGGTTCGATGAATGGTTCGTCTGCAGTATCTATAACATTATCTTCGTTATAATCCTTTTTCGCTTTAGGTACAACAGTATATCTTTGTACTCTTGATGCTGTTTGAGTATTTGTATTTGAGTAGTAATCCAACTGAACCTTTTTGATAAGTCCCTCTGGAGTTTGTGCAATATGATTAAAGAAGAATGTTTTTGCTGTAAATGATAAGGTATATATTAATGCTCTTCTCGTTGAAAAATCACCCTCATAATCATCTTGTTGGGATATATTTTGTAATACCATTGGAATATCTCTTTTTTCACCAATAGATTTTACTAAATCAATTGATATATTAAAACCTGGTTGAAAGAAAGGTAATATCTGCTCTAAAATTTGTAAACCATCATCTTGAGTTTTAACTAATATGTTTAAATCAAATCCAAGATTATATGGAACTGGCATAAACACCTTTTTCATTTGGTCATTATTTAAATCTTTTGCCTTAAATGTTTGTGTAATACCTGCCTTTCGTGAAGAGTCATAGGCGATATTTGTAATTTCAAAAGACATTCTTGGTAATGTTATTTGAGTTGCTTTATTTAATTCTGCTTGCTGTGTAATTCTTGCTAAAAACTTTTGTCTTGGTCCGTATGCAATCGGAACCTTAATATCTGATATAACATTTCCTGCACTATCATCGTGTTGTACATGAATATCATTAAACAATGTACCAAATGCAATAACTGTTTTTCTTATAATTTGATGATAAAAATAATTCCCTAACATTTTTCTACGTTAATAACTCCGATCCACCTAATATTAAACCACTATCTGTTGCTAAATCATACATTTTAGCGTGTATGGTATCATCAACTTCAGTTGTCCATTTTGCAGTATTCTCTGTTGCTATCCAACATTGCAAAGTATCGGTGATTGCTGTTGGAAGATTATAATCAAACCAAGGATCGTATGGTAATTTATCTGATGATTTAAAAGGTCTGGTCATATTTAAAAACTCCCGAATGGATTTGATTCTGAAAAGTCAATCAGTAAGTCTGCTTCCGACTCAAAGATGTCTCCTTCATTGTATTTATCGGTAGTATTATCGTCATCAAATGTAGAGACACTGTATAATGCACCAGAAGTAAGTCCTTTGATATCCTCACCAGGGAAGAATCCTGTAGTTGTTGTTCCGATTCCGACATTACCAACTTTAAGTATTTTAGTATCATAATCCCAATTCTTAACTCTTGCCTGAGTTCCTGAACGCATACCTTGAACAACTTCGTTAAAGTGATAAGTTCCAATTCCACTAATTGTCTCTGGATCAGATATTGTAATAGTTTCACCACCTGTATATCCTGCTCCAGCATTTGT